GCCGCAGCACCACGGTGAGCACGCCTCGGTAGGCCGAGACTGTGTCCCCCAGCTTCGCCAGCAGATAGTCGTTCTGCAGCTGGTCCGGCGCGCCCATGCAGATGTCGACGGCGCCCTTTATGCCGCCTTCTGACTTGTCGCCACCGAACAGGCTGGATTTGTTGATGTTGATGCGGCCGCCGCGGCTGATCCCCGTCCAGGCATCCTTGTCGCCGACGCGGATACCGTAGACGGCATCGACCGGACCGTGACAGAGGCCCATCTGCATGCCGAGTGAATATTTGTAGCCCAGCACCTGGCGGGGCCCGAACAGGCCGTAGCGGCGGGCGCCCTTGATGGCGGAGCGCTTCAGGTCGCCATACCAGGTCACGTTCGGGTCGGGAAAGTCGTTGGTGCCGAAGCCTACGCCCAGCTCGCGGCCTTCGTCGGCCGTCGGCGCCTGGAAGTCCTCAAGGCTTTTCGGCTTGGCATTCGGCGGCTTCGGCGTCAGCACAAGCTGCAACGCGTAGGACGCTATGGCGAAGACAATGTTCCAGAACATCAGGTGATGCTCTGGCTGAAGGGGTTGTTATCCGACATCCACCAGAAGCCGCCATAGTTGAGGATGTTGTTGAACTTCGAGCAGCCGTTTTCGCCGGGCGACAGGTCGCAGCCAGGCGCGATGAAGACATCCGCCGAGCCGGCCGAGGCGACCTTGTCGGCAAGCCCTTCGATCTCGCCGACCAGAGTGAGCTGGTCGCCGACATGGTCGCCGATCCAGCCATACAGGCCGTCATAGATGACGAGCCCGGCCTTGTAGAAGGCGTCGGTTTCGGCCGCGGCCTCGGCGACGGTCAGGGCCACGCCACCGCTCACGGCCAACACGGTCGCTGGCACTTTCCAGTCGTCGAGATTGACGTTGCAGCCGCCGGTGAAATAGAGCGCATGCCGGCAAGTTCTCATATAGCGCGCCCGACAGCCCGGCTGGCGCAGCCTCGTATAGACGTTCAGCACTTCGACCTTGATGGTTTCCTTGGCAGCCGTCGCGTCGTCCACGTGGCCCTTCCACCAGACGCGAAAGACGCCGGGGGCGCTGCGCTGGCCGCGCCAGATCGTCACCGTGGTGATCTCGCTTGCCGGCGACAGCAGCGTCCTGGCGTAGCTGTCGGACAAGGGGAAGGTCACGTCGAGCGAGTTGCGCTCGATGTTGGCGGCCTGCTCGACGTCGCCATGCATCACGGGCGACGGCAGCCAGGTCTTGTCGATGCCGGTCGCCTCCGGATCGGCAATCACTTCGTCCGGCTCGGAGGTCAGCCGAGTCGGCTCGCTCACGCCGTTATTGAACAAATAGAGGAAATATGGCTCTGCCTCGTCGACCGACGTGTTGGCGCTATCGTAGCCGTCGCTCATTGCGGCACCTCCGTCACAGGGACAGCCAGCGTGGCGACGAGCGGGCCGCGCCCCGAGGCGACGAAGTTGAAGGTGACGGCGTCGCTGTCGAAGCGCACCTTGCTCATGAAGCAGAACCACAGGATCTGCGAGGCAGCGACGTCGGCGCCGAGCGCGCTGCTCACCGTCAGCTGGTCTTCGGCGCCGACGCGGGCCGCATCCGTGATCTGCCGGAAATAGCGGGTGCCGCTCTTCAGCTCGATCATGATGGTGCGGCCGAGATAGCCGGCAAGCAAGCCGACACGCTTGACCGTCACGACAGTGTCGGCGGCGCCAATCGGCGCGGTGAGCTTCAGGTCGGGATTGAAACTCGGCAGCCAAAAGGCCTTCTGTTTGCCGTTGCGGGCGTGCACCCACACGCGCCGGCGCCAGACGGCCGCTGCGCCCTCCTCGAGGAAGGCGATGCTCTGGCCATGGTCCACGTAGTTGCGCTGGCGCTCGAGCGCGACCAGGCCGAAGCCGTTGTCGTTGTATATGCCGGCCTGGACGATATTCTCGGAGATGTCCGATACGCGCGCGGTCGGCTCGGTCAGCACGTCGAGCGAGAGGTATTGCGGATAGCCGGCATCGCCCTCAAGCCTGATATTGTCCTCGACTTGGAAGCGCGCTGTCACGTCGGCCGAGAGCTTGCGGGCGCGGCTGATCGAAAAGCCTTCCACCGGCCTGGCGACCCGCACTGGCGCGACGGTCGGCGCGGTGAAGTCGGCGCCGATCGGCGCGAGCAGGCTGATATGATCGTCCGCGACCTCGGTGATCAGCGACAGCGCATAGGTGGTCTCGTCCTGCCAGACGATCAGCCGGCCGCCGACGCGCCAGTCCCCGGCCGTCGTGTCGATCGAGATCTCGGTGTCGGCCGCCGACACATTCCCGGCCAGTCGAACGCCCTCCCACCAGATCGGCACGCAGATCTGGGTGCCGGCCCGGCGACGGTTGAAATCCTTGGCGCGGCTGAACTGCGCCGCATCGAGCCGGGTCGTGTAGCGCGGGTTCTGCCTGGGCGCCTTGCGTTGCGCGATGCGCTGCTCCTTGGTGTAGGACTGGAGCATCTCCGTCAGGCTCTCCAGCGTGTCGCTGGCGCCGACATCGGGCCGGAACGGCCAGGGCTCGTAAAGCAGCACCATCTTCGGCGCAGCGAGATCCGGCGCGCCGGCGTCCAGGTTGCCGGTCGACAGGTGATGGATGAGCTGCAGCGCCGGCGTCGCCAGGTCTGGCGCGCCAGCGTCGAGACTGCCGGTCGAGAGCGCGACGGTCGCCATGGATCACGCCGGTCCCGGAATGCCGATGTCGAAGGCCGGCAGCGTGAAGGTGTCGCCATTGTTTACCGCCAGCGTCGCGGTCAACACCCTGGAGGCGAGCAGCCGGGAGTTGACCGTGTCGACGAGCGCCCAGTGCGATGCATTGCCGTTCGCGCTGACCGCGCCATCCGTGATCGCCGAGACCGTGACCTTGCGGCCGCCGCCGGTTCGCGCGCCGATCGCGCCGATCGTCGGCGTGTTCTTGGTGCCGAGCGAGACTGTCAGCGTGCCGGCATAATCCGCCGGCTCGGCCGAGCAGATATGCAGCCGGTTCGCGGCCGCCAGCGCCGAGAGGCCATTGTCCAGGACGAGCGAATTCAGGAATGACATCGAGTGCCTAGCCCCCCGTTCCGTTGCGCCGGTTGACGACGGCGACGGTGGCGTGGCCGTCCTCGGACATCATCCAGCGCTTGATGTCGCTGCCGTCGTTGAGGTTGATGATGTTGGCGTTGAGCTTCAGCTTGCCGGCGATGGCGTCGACGATGCCCTCGATATGGGCCCGCGTCAGACCGCCCCCGGAGCCGACGCCGGTGGCATTGCCGTTGGCAGCCCTTGGCGCCCTTAAAGGCTGGTGGTTGACCACGCCGAGCTTGCCGTCAGGGCCGCGCTGCAGCGGCATGATCGCTTCCTCGCCGTCCTCGCCCATCAGGCCGGTGCGACCGCCCGACATCGGGAAATAGGTCGGCGAGGAGAACACGTCGCCGCGCGCGAACGGCACCACATTGCCCCGTCGGAAGGCGGCGCCATTGGCGAAGAGGCCCCAGGACCCGGACAGGATGTCGGCAGTTGCCATGGGCGAGATCGCGTTCATGGACGCCACGCTTGCGCCACCGCCAAACAGGCTGCCCAGCCAGCCGAACAGCCCACTGCCGCCACCGCCGCCGGCGGGCGCCGCCGGGAATTGGTTGAGCATGCTGCCGAGCTTTCCGGCGCCGCTGCCGAAGACATCCAATCCCTTGGCGGCCGTGCCGGTCGACGACACCAGGCTCGACATGGCGCTGGACGATGCGCCGCCGAGCTGGCTGACAGCCGACGTCGCCGTAGTCGCGGAGCCACCGAAACGCGACAATGCCTCCTGGGCACCGCTGAGACGCCCGACGAAGTTGTGTGCATTCTCCGGATTGGCCCAGCTGAAGCCTTCCGGCCGCTCGAAGCCGGCGAAGGCAGCCGTCGCGCCGCGCACGTCGGTGCTGCCCAGCAGCTTCTTCAGGGCCATACCCTCGCTGCTCTGCAGCTCCTTCCAAGCGAACTGCAACTGCGACTGGACGTCGCCGAGGTTGCCCCGGCCGCCGATTGCACTCAGGAGAGCCGGTGCGCGATCGTTGTGCTGGAAAAGGCCGAAGGCGTCGCCGCCGTCGCCGATCGCCAGCGGATTGAAGGCGCTCTCGGCCTTGACGTTGCCGAGGATGCCGGCGATCTGGAAATCCTTCAGGCCCTTGCCCTGGAAGAAGTTCCATATCTGTGCCGCCACTCCGCCGCCCGATGCCATCTTGGCGATCGAGTTGGTAGCGCCGATGTCAGTGCCGAAGCCCAAGGGCGAGCCGAGGCCGGCCAGCAACTTGGCGGCCGTGGCCGGGGTGTTCGGGCCGTTCTGGTTGCCGGCCGTATAGCCAAGCAGATCCGAGAGCGTCGTATCGGCCTTGAAACCGTTCGCTCCCAGGAGGCTGCCGAGGCCGGGCACGCCGAGCGGCGATCCGTTGATGAAGACGCTCGCGGCCTGGACCTGCATGGAGGCGACGGCCTTCTGCGCACCGAGCATCTGGCCGAGCACGCCGCCGAAGCCGCCGCCCTTGCCGGTCAGCGCCCCTGGAAAGATGCCGAGGTCGCCGATCGTCGGAAGGTCGGCGCCGGTCAGCCAGTTCTTCAGAGGATTTTTGAGTGAAAGCTCCAACCCGAGCTTGGCGAGATCGCGACCGGCATTCTTCAGTCCTTCGGTGCCGTTGAACAGCGAGTCGACCAGCCCATCGACGCCCTCGTTCGCAACATCGAAGATCGACTGCCACGTCTCCTTCATCCGGTCGAGCTGGTCGCTCGCCCGGATCAGCCCGGCCTCGTAGGAGTTCAGATCTTCCGGCAGGCCGGCGCTGCGCAGCTGGGAGGCAATCGACTGGTCCTCGGCCGAGCGGCCAGCCTGACGGATCTTGAAAAGCAGATCCTGTTGGAGCTTCGCCTTTGCCATCGCTTCGGCCAGGGAGGATAGCTCGGCCGTGTTCTTGCGCATCGCCTCGGCCTCGGCGCCGTACAGCGGAATGCCGAGCTGCCGGATCTGCTGCTCGATTTTCAGGCTGGCGATTGCGCGGTCATGCGCCAGTGTGTTCTGGCCGACCAGGCCCAGCTCGGCGCGCTGAACTTCGAGATCCTGCTCTTGTCCGTGGATGGCGTCGCGCGCCTGCTGAAGCGCAACCAGCTTCCCGTATTCGATCGCCTTGGCATGGATGCTGGCGATCTCGGCCTGGTCTGCCTGGACGCCGTTGCGGGCCGCTTCCTCGCGCACCTGGGCGAGGCGCTCGTTCTCGAAACGCAACGCCTCGGTCTCGGCCGTCGACTTGCCTACGAGCGAGACGTCGACCTGGGCCGACGTGATGGCCTGGTCGAGAGAGCGCATGCGCTCCTGCTGGGCAGTGGTGAGCTGGTGCTCGGCCTCGATCAACGCCTTCTTTCCGGCAAGCTCGATGCGCTGGGCACGCGCGGCCGGCGTCTCGTCGTTGTTGTAGGTTGCTGCAGCCGACGCGCGCGCCGCCGCCGCGCGTTCCTCGGGCGAGCGGGCGTTGATGCCGAGCACGTCGGCATTGAAGCCCTGCTGGGCGCGCGCCCGCACCACCGCCTGTTGCGCTTCGAAGGCGGCCAGGTTGCCCATGTCGGCCTG